TCTAAATCCTACTGTACCAAGTGTAAGAGATTTCTCGACATGGCAAAATTTGAAATGCGGACTGATCGGGATTGTCCGAACAGTTTCTGCAAAGCGTGTTGCGAGAAAACTCCCCTTTACAGTAGGGCTTGGGTTAATAACGTTTGGGTGTGGAACATCGAACGTACTTCAAGAACAACAGATTACCCGTCAGTTGAAGAAAGGGGCTATGGAAGAGTCTAAGGAAATCTTTGTACGCCCAAAGGACTGTAAGTTTGATCCTAGTGATTTGCCTTTGATCCAAAATCTCACAGCTTTAGGCTATAATGCCGCCGAAATTGGTATGATTTTAGGGTATCAAGGCAAGAAACTGGATGGGTGGAAGATTTCTGCTGGCAAGACTCTTGGAGAAGAAGCCAGAAACGCCATTGATGTAGGCTTGGACGCCTCTGACGCTGCAATGGTAGCTAATCTTATCAAGGAAGCCGAAGGATACGACTGGGAGGAAGTCAAGACTACCTATAAGGCCGTGCCTGGACTCAACCCTGAGACTGGCGAAGAAGAAACTCAGATGGTTCCTCAGTCCAAGACTGTAACCAAGAAGCATCAGCCGGGGAATTCACGTCTAGCGGAACTTCTGGTCACAAATCGGCTCCCTCAGTTGTTTAGAAAGGTATCGGAGATAAAGAAATCTAGCCTGGAAGCCAAGGCAGAGCTTACTTCAAGCCAGATTGACCAGTTGATAGGAAGACTTCTGGACGCCGTTGGCACAAAAAAGGTCATTGACTCTAAAATTGTGGAGACAGAGAATGCAACTTAAGGCCGTATTGGACTATTTGTTTATTGAAGAGGTAGAACAGGCTACTAAGAGTGGAATCGTCCTGCCTCAGAGTGTAACGCATGAGTGGGTTGTTGGACGCATTACCGACGCTGGGCCTGGAAAAGCCTCTTCTACTGGAGATATTATCCCCCTGCCTTACAAGGTCGGTGATCTGGTTCTCTTTTCCGGCAACAAGGCTATGGAGATCAAGGTCGGGGATGTTGAAGTCAAGATGATTTCTGCTGGTATGGTGTTTGCGAGAGTCGAAGAGTAATGGATTTCTCTGATCCTAAAACTTTCTTTGATGCGATTCCAACCGACTTGGAAGGAAATGTAGAGTTTCGTAAGAAGCTACATTCGTATCTAGAAGATCATCCAGAGGATCAGGAAGAGTTTATTAAACTGTGCCTTCGGGACTACAAGATTGCCTTTAATGCCTGTTTGTGGACTACAAACCCCCGTGCTAATCCAGGGTTTAGGCATTGGCCTTTTATTCTCCGTCCTAAGCAGGAAGAAGTTGTTGACGTTCTCCAGTCCTGCGTCAAGCCCCCGTACTCTGATATGGGGATTAACAAGAGTCGAGACGAGGGATGCACCGAGATCGTATGCAAGGCTGCTGCGATTAGCCTATTTGAGCCGGATACGTATATCATCGTGGGTTCTCGTAACAAGGACTTGGTGGACTGTATTGGTGATCCGTTTACGTTGATGGCTAAGATTGACTACGCTATCAACACTATGCCGGTCTGGATGAAGGAACAGCTTGGTCATATCGACCGTAAGGAAATGCAGCTATCCGTCCCGAAATTCAATTCCGTGGTTAAGGGCGAAACCACAAACGAAAACTTTTCTGCCGGTCGTCGTGCTACTTTTATGTTCCTTGACGAGTTTGGTCGTGTGGAGCCCAGAATTGCCAAATCAATCGAAGGCTCAGTGCATGACGTTACGGACTGTGTAATCTATGGGTCTACGCACTGGTATGGCGAAACTCATGTGTTCAACGATGCCTTGCAAAAGAAAACCACAAAGGTTGTTAATCTTCCTTGGTGGGAGAATCCCATTAAGAATGCCGGGCTTTACAAGAGCCCTGATTATAACGTCGTGGAGATAGTTGATGTTGAGTACTATCGACGAAAGTATCCGTCATTATCTACGCTCCATTCCACAACCCCATTTAAGTTATCCCAATTTGACAAAGACCTTCTTGAATCTGGATATAAAGGAGATGTGCCGAGATTCGTCGCAGATGCCTGTGAGCAAATCCCTGGAGATGTTAGAAGTCCTTGGCACGATTCCGAGGAAGAGAAACGAAAAGGAAACAAACGAGACTTCATAAGCAACGTGTGGATGTCTCCGATTGGGGCTCAGGACTCCTTCTTTGATGGTATTGTTTTGGAACGTATCAAAGGGGAATTCGTTAGACCTCCGAGATACCAAGGGGAACTGGACTGGCAGTATGATTCGTCTGGTAGAGTTAGTAACTCCCTACGTTTTGTACCAGACGCAGGACGCAAGAGACTCAAGTGGTGGGGACAGCTAAAGAACCTACGACCCTTCCAAAATCATAATTATGTGATTGGTTGTGACCTTAGTTATGGTTCAGGAAACTCTAATTCCGTGGCAGCAATATACGACGTTAATCTACAAGAACTAGTCGGAACTTGGGTATGCCCTAACACACCCCCCGACAAATTCATGGATACTGTAGTTGCTATTTCAAGGTGGTGTGGTGGTGAAGCTGGACAGGCTCTTATCATTTATGAGACGAATGGACCTGGAGTTAATGCTCATAAACGATTACTGTGGAATGGACACCACAGAATATATGTCCAAAGATCAGAAGAAACCAGAACTCGGAAAATCAAAAACAAATACGGGTGGACCTCCAATCCTCAGACCAAAGAAGCCTTGTTAGGTGACTTGGGGATTGCACTTACCGAGAGTCTTAGAAGCTCCGTTGCTAAGAGATGTACTGTCCATGACGAAGAAACCCTGCACGAACTCAGACGTTATGTGTTCTATGAGAGCGGGGACATTGGAGTTTCAGAGGACCAGGACACCACTTCGGGAGCTAGAAAGAGGCACGGCGATAGAGTAATCGCTGTAGCTCTGTGTGTGCTTGGAAGCAAGTATCAGGCTAAAGCTCAGTCTTCTCACCACAAACAAGCCAAGTTTGGTTCGCTGGTTCAACGTCGGGAGATGGAGAAACAAAGGAACCGTGAATTGGGAACCTATAAGAAAGTTTACTTCAAATGAGCAAAGCTAAAGACGACTATCAAGGTGCTAAGAACTTCGCGGCCCGGTGTCAGAATTTGGCACACGCATGGCAGAAGGTTCAAGAGGATAGACTAAGTAAACGTCGTGGAATGCTAAAGGCTTTCGGTGGTGGATATGATCTTCCGGCAAGAACTAACTGGAAGCATACCTTGAATCTGATTAGCAGGGGAGTTGGGGCTATCGTCCCGTATTTGGTTGAAGGGAATCCCCGTATCCTGGTTGAGACTAGGATTGCTAACTATCGTCCGTGGGCGTATACCACTCAGCTTGCTCTTAACTTCTTTATGCAGAAGATGGACCTTGCCAATAATGTCCTGATTCCTGGTGCTTTGAACTCTATGTTTGGTGCGGCTATCGCCCGTACTGACTTCTACTATGATCGTCTTATTTCTTTGGAAGATGAGCAGATTAAACTTGGTACTCCGTGGGTAGAGTTGATCGACGACTCGAACTATATCGGGGATGTGAGTGCCAAAAGAAGAGCAGACTTCGCTTTTGAAGGTGACGTTTACCAGTTGCCTACAGAATACGCCAAGGACTTCTTCGCCGGTAAGGACAAACACGGGAATGAGATTGCTGATTATATCTCTCCTGATTCTACCTTGAAGTCCAATATCTCGAATGCAGACCTTGACAGGCCGGATGTAGACTTCAATAAGATGGCCTTGAGAGAGTACACTACCTTTATTGATCTGTATATCCGAGACGAGAACACGATTATCACAATCATGCCCAAGGGCAAGAAAGCTAAGATTCTTAGGGAGAGAGAATGGGAGGGGCCGGGAGACGGTCCTTATGATTATCTGGGCTATAAATTTGCCCCACAGCAAACAGTTCCTATTCCCCCAGCTTGGGAATGGCAGTACATGGATGAGACTGTAAATATCCTCGTCAACAAAATGAGGGAACTTGCAGAGAATCAGAAGGACGTTATCGCCTTTGGTGCTGATGCAGTAGAGGATATGAAGAAGATTGTTTCTGCTGAGAACCTTGGGACAGTACAAGTTTCTAATGTGGAGTCTATCAAGCCTATCTCCCTGAATGGAATTAAGGATAGTTCCAACTGGGATTGGGTTAACTTCATGCTGCAAGAGCAGACTAAGCAGGGAGCTAATCCTGATGTTCTTGGTGGACGCGGTGCTTCGGCTCCTACGTTGGGGCAGGAACAAATCATCTACAATAACGCTACTCGGATTGTGAATAACTATTACAACCGTTATCAAGATTGGGTGAACGGGATTGTTAAGAAACTGGCATGGGCCTTCTGGACCGATCCGACAGTTCATGTCCCGGTGTTAAAAGATATTCCCGGTGTTGGGCAGTTGCCTGCCGTATTCTCTAGTGTGGATAAAGTAGGTGACTTCTATGACTTCGCCTTTAACATCGTGCCGTACAGCACACAAAGAACTTCACCTGAGATGCAGTACGCGAAGGTTCTCCAGTTTATGAATCAGTGGCTTCTTCCGATGCTCCCGATTGCTCAGGCACAAGGGGCTCAGTTGGATGTACCTACGGCTACTCAGATTCTCGCAGACTACGCTGGTATAGAGAACTTCAATCAGTACTTTAAGACGGCAATTCCCAATCAACTTGATAGTGTACCTTATCAGATGCAACCAACTGGGACGGGCCAACAGAACGATTCCGCTGGTGCAACTCCCACTTCACGCCTTGCCAATATGGATCAACAGCAACAGACCGCTGGATTCGGCGGGGCTAGTAACGTAATGGAGAATATGAATGCGATTGGCTAAGGTTTTGTTGGTAGTTCTTTTGGTAAGTGGTTGTGCTTCGGTTCCAGAGGTTAAGCCTTATGCTGGGGTACTTGAGGCTTTGGAGAATACAG